AAACACAAGCAACTGGCTATTGGCATACGCCCCAGACTTGTACTTGTATGGTGCTTTATTAGAAGCAACTCCATACTTAAAAGACGATGAGCGTCTAGGTACATGGGGACAACTATACACAAGTTCATTAAGCGATATTGAGGTAGCAGACGAAAGGGCATCTGTTTCCTCAACTCCTGTTGTTCGCGCCCGTTCTTTAGGATAAAAAATGTCATCATTCAGCGATTACACAGAAAATCTCGTACTGACCTATTTGTTTACAACTGGATCAGCAACACGCCCAACCGCTTGGTATGTGGGTTTGTTTACTGCCGCACCTAGTGATACAGGTGGTGGTACAGAAGTAACTGGAAACGCATACGCACGTGTGGTAACTGGAACTATTTCTGGTTCTGGTACTGCTACTACTTTTAGCAACGCTGCCGCAATTGAGTTCGCTGCCGCCTCTGGTGGTAACTGGGGAACAATTGGTTGGGCGGGTGTATTTGATGCCGCTACTGGTGGAAATCTGCTTGCTTGGGCTCCTTTGACCACATCCCGTGTTATTAACGATGGCGATGTGTTCCGCATTCCCGCAACTAGCTTGACTATCACATTGACTTAACATGGCTGCCTATGGTTCTGGCTATTATGGTGGAGGGAAATACTCCTATGGCGTAAGCCTTGGAGCCGCCTCCATCAGTGATACCAGTACTGTAGCCATTGTAGGTAGAGTTATTGCCAGAGGTGCATTGGCAATCTCTGACGCAAGTACTGTAGTTGTTGCCGCTAGGACTGTAAGACAATCTAATATTGCAATTAGCTCCTCAAGTACTGCTACTGTAGCCGCCAGAAGGGTAGTAATCGGTGCGGAAGTTATATCAAGCACCAGTTCAGTTGCTATATCCGCTAGACGGGTAGCACTTGGTGCAGAAGCTATTTCTAGCTCTAGTACTGTTGCAGTAGCGGCTAGAAGGGTTGCTATTGGTGCGCTTGCGGCAAATGATGCAAGTATTTTGGTTGTTAATGGCCTGAGAATAGCATTTGCTCAAATGAGCGTTGCTGATGCCGCAACAATGGTTGTTGGATCTCAGGTAATTGCCAATGCTGTATTCCCAATGATTGCATCTGCTACTTTTGTAGTAAATGGACGAAGAGTACAGTTTGCTTCTTTTGGTTATTCATCTGCATCTAGCATGACTGTTGCGGGTAATAAAAAATGGTTGCCTGAAGGCGACACATCTGAATCTTGGACTGATATTGGTGACAACAGTGAAAGTTGGACAACAATTTCAGATAATAGTGAATCTTGGCAAATAGCCGCATAGAGGTGAAAAAATGGCAGATACAACCACAACCAACCTAGGACTTACCAAACCAGAAGTTGGTGCAAGTACCGACACATGGGGTACTAAGATCAATACTGACTTAGATTCCTTAGATGCATTGTTTACGGCAGCTGGAACTGGCACAAGTGTGGGCCTTAATGTTGGCGCTGGTAAGACATTGGCGGTGGCAGGAACCGCTGTAATTAGTGGGACATTGACCGCAGCAGCAGGCTCTGCGGCTGCCCCAACAATTGCAGCCACTGGCGACACCAACACAGGTATCTTCTTCCCTGCGGCTGACACGATTGCTTTTGCTGAAGGTGGTGCGGAGGCGGCAAGGATTGATAGTTCTGGTAATTTTTTAGTAGGTGTCACTAGCGCATCTTATTCATCTGCAAACCGTGGAGTGATTAACGTAGGCGGCTCAAGTGGTGGCTTGGTTGCGCTTTCTTCAAGTACAAATAAAAGCTACTTATTACAGTCAGGCGCAGATTTACTTATTGAAAACGATACTGCATCTGGAAACTTAATTTTTGGAACTGCATCGTCAACAGAACGTGCCCGTATAGACTCAAGCGGTAACTTGCTGGTGGGAACTACGACATCGGTTGGAAAATTAACAGTTGCTGGCAGTATTAATTCTGTTAATGGCGCATTAAATGTTGTGGGCAATGGTGGTTTTTATAATTCATCCAGCAAGTTTGGTTTAGACTTTGCAAGTGGTTATACTCGTATGTATTCTAGTGGCGCTAACAGTTCTACTAAAGGTGGTTTTGAATTTCATACTACTGATTCAGTAGGAACATTAGATACCATAGCCGTCACCATAGACTCAAGCGGTAACTTGCTAGTTGGTACTACTACCGCCAATTCTTACAGTGGGTATGCAACATTACAGCTAGGTCAAAGTACAAGCGGAAGCATTATTAACCTCCAAGGTGGTGCTACTAGCACTTCATCTGCCGCACACATTCGTCTTGACTGTAGTGGTACAACAGTTTCTTCACTAACTATAGAAACACGAAATCAAGCTGGTACGGCATCAACTCCTATTGTTTTTAAAATAAAAGAAACAGAAGCCGCCCGTATAAACTCATCTGGTAATTTGCTGGTTGGCACTACGACTAATTCGTTTAGCGAAAGAATTGTTTCACAAAATGGTGGGTCTTATACATATGGCTCATATCGTACTGGAACAGGAAATGAAGGTCATGTTGCTTTCGTAAATGGCAATGGTGTAGTAGGAACTATTTTTACAAATGGTTCTGTAACTTCTTACAACGTAACTTCTGACCAACGCCTAAAAGAAAACATTCAAGATGCTGAATCGGCATCCTCTTTGATTGATGGTTTGCAAGTACGCAAATTTGATTGGAAAGTAGACGGCTTACATCAGCGTTATGGTTTTGTTGCTCAAGAACTTTTAACTGTCGCGCCAGAAGCGGTAAGTCAGCCAGAGAAGCCAGAGCAAATGATGTCTGTGGACTACTCCAAACTTGTTCCAATGTTGGTCAAGGAAATTCAATCCCTTCGTGTCCGTGTGGCACAACTCGAATCTAACTAAAGGAAAACATCATGTCAGTAACTTGGAAAATCTCAACCCTTGATCGTGACGTAGCAACAGGTTATGTAACCACAGCACATTGGTCAGCTTCAATAGTAGACGGAGAACACTCTGCCTCTGTCTACGCTACAGTCTCATGGGCTGAAGGAACACCCGCTATTGCCTACGCAAACCTCACAGAAGCTACAGTATTGGCATGGGTGTGGGAATCTGTAGACAAGACAGCTACTGAGGCTTCTCTGGCGGCTCAGATTGCTTTGCTGAAGAATCCTGTTAAAGCTAACGGCACACCTTGGGGTCAAGCATGAAGCTAGAGTTAGAAACAAATGAATTGCAATTCATTTTAAATGTTTTAGGTGAAATGCCAGCCAAGTCTGGTGTGTGGCCTTTGATCGTTAAGATTAAAGAACAGGCTGATGCACAACTGCCTAAAGAAGCGCCAGTGGAGTAATCATGGAAAATGAAGTCACCCATAAGCAAATCTACGAAAGACTGCTTGCAGTTGAAACTAAGGTAGATACTATAGACACCAATACAAAAGGTCTTGTAGAGGCTATAAATGCTTTGGGTGGGGCTTTTAAAGTGCTTGGATGGATTGCTTCTGCTGCTAAACCAATTCTGTGGGTTGCGGGTTTGATTATGGCGGCAGGTGCTGTTTGGCAAACTTGGATTAAGAAGTAATGTCTGGAAAGCAACAACTAGATATGCCACCAGTTCCTAATTTGGGAACTTCTGGTGTTGCTTACTCTCAAGAGGTGCAAAACCAAAACAATGGTGCATTGAGGACATTCTTTATCAAGTTGGTTAATGCTATTCAATCTATCACTTCTCGCATGGGTGGAAAGTACATCAATTTCCCTTATGGTGCTTTTCAAGACTCTACAGACCAAGTAGCCGCCAATACAACTACTGCCTATGCGATAACCTTTGACACGACAGACTTCAGCAATGGAGTAACCCTGTCAAACTCATCTAGATTAAATGTTGTCAATGCAGGGCTATATAACTGCCAGTTCTCCATTCAATTTAAGAACACAACTAATGACACTCAAGATGTAGATGTTTGGTTTCGTAAGAATGGGACTAATATTGACAAATCCAACAGTAGATTTGGTTTAGCGCCTAGAAAATCAGCGGGTGATCCATTCCACATTATTGGGGCTATGAATTTCTTTGTTGATATGGCAGAAAATGACTATATTGAGATCATGTGGCGGCCTACCAATACAGGACTTAGCATTGAGCATTATGCGGCAAGCACGACTCCAACAAGACCCTTAATTCCTAGTGTTATTGTTACAATGAGCTTTGTTTCTAACATACCAACCTGATTGACAAAGTATGGCCTACATTCCACTCCAAATTCCTCCAGGTGTCTTTAAGAATGGTACTGAGTATCAATCTAAAGGGCGTTGGAATAATTCCAACCTAGTTCGTTGGTTTGAGGGAACTATTCGTCCTGTCGGTGGATGGAGAAAGCGCACAACTGCCCAATTGTCTGGAATGGCAAGGGGTTTGATTAACTGGCGCGACAACTCTAACAACCGAAGGATTGCCATTGGCACTCATTCAAAGTTATATGTTTTGAGCGAAAGTAACACATTAACTGACATTACTCCCGCAACATTTACTGTTGGCGATGCTAATGCGGTACAGAAGATTGGTTATGGCTATAGCACTTATGGCAGTTTTGCTTATGGTGTTGCTAGACCAGACTTAGGATCTGTAACTCCCGCTACTACATGGTCATTGGACACATGGGGTGAGTATCTGGTTGGTTGCTCATCTAAGGATGGTAAGTTACTTGAGTGGCAATTGGATACTGCGTTAGACGCTGCCGCACTAACGAATGCCCCCACAGGAAATGTAGGTCTTGTTGTCACTCAGGAACGCTTTGTCTTTGCCTTGGGTGCGGGTGGCAATCCACGTAAGGTTCAGTGGTGTGACCAAGAGAATAATACTGTTTGGACTCCTTTGGCTACAAACCAAGCGGGTGACTTTGAACTAACTACTGTAGGATCAATACAATGTGCCAAACGAATCCGTGGAACTACTATTCTGTTCACAGATGTGGATGTCCATACTGCAACCTATATTGGCCCTCCATATATTTACAGTTTTGAGCGTGTTGGCACTGGTTGTGGGGTTATCTCGAAGCAATCAGTAGCGGCTACTGACAACTCTTGTATTTGGATGGCGGGATCGGGCTTCTGGATATTTGATGGTTTTGTTAAGCCTTTGCCATCAGATGTGTCAGATTACGTATTCAGCAATATAAATACTACTCAAGCATCTAAAGTTTACTGTGTGCATAACTCTGCTTTTGGTGAGATTTGGTGGTATTACCCAAGCTTGGCTACCAATGAGGTAGATTCCTATGTCACATATAACTATCGTGAGAACCACTGGTCTATTGGTACGTTAGCACGTACGTGTGGTACTGATAGAGGTATCTTTAACAATCCTATTTTGGTAGACGCTGATGGTTATGTCTATGAGCATGAGGTAGGCAATAACTACGATTCTCAGACACTTTTTGCTGAGTCTGGACCAGTTGAATTAGGTTCTGGAGATAGGGTGATGAGTCTTACAGGATTAATTCCTGATGAAAAGACTGCGGGTGATGTAACCGCCAGTTTCAGCACCAAGTTTTACCCTAATTCTACTAAATACAACTATGGGCCATATACCTTATCTTCTCCTACTTCAGTTAGGTTAACTGGTAGGCAGATCGCAGTAAAGATTCAGGGCAATATTGCAACTGATTGGCGAGTGGGTGTGATTAGATTTGATGGGAAGCCTGGTAGCATGAGATGATAGATTGCAGCAGTTTCACCGAAAATGGGGAGCCTAAGTGGTGGGTTCCTTATTTTCTAGAAAGTCAGCAATTATTATTAAATGCGCTAGAATATGGTGACGGAACGCATAGTCTTGAGGATGTCGCAATGGCCCTCAATAAAGATGAAATGCAATTTTGGCCTGGTAATAACACCGCCATCGTCACCGAAATAGTCAACTACCCTAGAAAAAAGATTATTCATGTATTCCTAGCGGCAGGAGACATGAACGAAGTCATAAGAATACTTCCTTACATTGAAAAACATGGGAAAAAGGAAGGTTGCGAGAAGTTAGCAATGACAGGTCGCAAAGGTTGGGAAAGAGTTATGGACAAGATTTATGACCTTAAAACTAAAGTTTATTTAAGTACGGAGATTTAAAATGGGTGCTTCAAGAACAACTAACGTATCATCCTCGCAACTTGACCCTGCGATGAGAGATCAGTTTCTACAAAACGTAGATGCTTCTAGACAGACTGCCGCCAACTTAGGACAACGTCAATTCGCTGACTTTACTCCTGACCAACAAGCGGCTTTTGAACAAACCCGCCAATTTGCAGATCCTAATAGTCGGCAGATGAACCAACTTGGCTTTGCGGCTGATATGGCTGCCAGTGCAGGTATGTATCGGCCTCAGAATGTTCGCGCACAGGGTGTTGGCGCTTCTATGATGCAGTCTGCCAACATTGATCCTGCTGCAATGGCTCAATCTTCTGGTTATCAAGCAAGTGCCGCTCAAGCCGCAAGTGCTGGTCCTGCCGCTCAATTTGGTGGTGCTAGTGCGGGTGAAGCTGAAAGATTTGGTGGTGCTACTGCAGGTCAAGCCGCTCAATTTGGTGGTGCTAGTGCGGGTCCTGCTTCCCAAGCGCAAGCCGCAGAACTAAATCGTGGTGATGTCCGCAACATCCAAGGTGGCTCAGTACTACAGCAAGATATGGGTGCTTACATGAGCCCATATACACAAGCTGTTACTCAACAAGGCTTGTCTGATTTAAACCGCTCTAGACAGATTCAACAACAACAAAATGCCGCTAGTGCTACTGCCGCCAAAGCTTTTGGTGGATCACGCCAAGGTGTTGCTGAAGCAGAGACTAATCGTGCTTTTGATGAAAATGCCGCTCGTTTTGTTGGTCAACAGAATGCATCTGCTTTCCAGAATGCACAACAGATGGCTCAAGCTGATTTGGCTCGTGGTATGCAAGCACAACAGGCTAACCAGAATGTTGACTTAACTACTGGACAACTGAATGTTCAGAACAGACAACAATCGGGTTTGGCTAATCAACAGGCCGCTAACCAGATGTCTCAGTTCAACGCTGCGAATCAACAGCAAGCGGGATTATCAAATCAGCAAGCAACTAATCAAAGAGATCAGTTCAACGCTGCAAATTTACAGCAAGCGGGATTATCTAACCAAGCTGCCGCTAACCAGATGGCACAGTTTAATGCAGGTAATATGCAACAAGCTGGTCTGTCTAACCAACAAGCTACCAATCAGATGGCTCAGTTCAACGCTGGCAATCAGCAAGCAACTAATTTGGCAAACATGGGCGCTCAGAACCAAGCAGGTCAGTTTGGTGCTTCTGCTCAAAATGCCGCTTCTATGGCAAACCAACAAGCCATGAACACAAGGGCTTTGAGCCAAGCTCAATTGCAACAACAAGGTGGTTTGGCTAATCAGGCCGCTATAAACCAAGCAAGTCAGTTTAATGCAGGTAACTTCTTGCAAGCTAACTTGGCTAACCAACAAGCAGGATTACAAGCTAATCAGCAACGTATGGGTGCTAGTGGATTGCTTTCTAATATTGCAGGTCAAGGTCAACAGATGGGC